GCTGATGTACCCACTGCTTCGTCGAGCCATCACCATCACGTCGTCGAACAACGTCATCCGCTTCCGCGAGGGAGCCACCACGGGCAGCGCGGTCGTCGCCCCGGGGGTTTACTTCCTGCGCGGCACAGGGGGCCTGCTTGCCGCCGTGCTCACCGCCCTCGAGGCGGCGACCGCCAGCGTCAACACGTACAGCGTCACGCTGTCGGTGTCCGTGCTCGCTGCATTGCCGACGGGCGTCGTCACCATCACCCGACTCACAGGGGCCGACGCTTTCCGCATCGACGGCGCCGACGTCGCGACCACGTTCCCCCTGCACGCCATCGGTTTCGCAAACGTCACAGACGCGACGACGACCGCCCCGAAGGTGTCCACGCTGTCGCCGTCGGGCATCTGGGTGAGCAACGACATGCTCACCACCGACGAGCCCGACTTCACCGGCGAAGTGTTCGGCGAAGCGCCTTCCCGTGGTGGCGCGCTGTCGGCGGGCGCGCAGTCCGACGCGTGGGAGCGTTACCGCTGGGCGGTGGCCTACGTCGCTCGACGGCGTGTGTGGCAGGAGGCGAATCCGACGGACCCCAACGCCACGTGGGAGGCTTTCTGGCGGCGAATTCGCAGCGCTCCGGTGCTCGAGCTCGCGCGCATCGACCCGACCACCTTCGCGGTCACCGACTTGCCTGGACAGTGGGTGGCTGACCTCGCCACGCGGCAGAGCGTCGGCCCCACTCGACTCGGGCCGGGGACGCCGATCTACTCGTGGCCGATGTCCTTCGAAAAGTGGGTGACGCCTTGAGCCTCCTGACCTCGCGCCTCACCTCGCTGTCGTCGAAGTCGGCCGTTGTCGTCGTCAGCATCGACGGCGTGCCGCTGGATTTCACCGGGTCGATGGCAGGTGGCGCACCCGCCTCGCCTCGCCTCGATGGCCGTGGCCTGCTCGTCTCCGTCGAGGAGTCGCGGACCATCCTGGACCGACAGCAGCGCATGCAGGTCGGCGGTGGGGCGACCATCGTCGTGCAGGACAGGAACAACCTGCTGCGGTCGCTGTTCTCCGTGCGGTCGTTCCGGTCGACGTTCGTCACCGCACTCGTGAGCAAGACGGCGACGACGCTGCCAGTGTTTGACACCACGCCCCTGCCGTCGTCGGGCGTCGTCTACGTCGGCAGCGAAACCATCCAGTACACCGGCAAGACAGCGACGACGCTGACGGGCTGCACGCGCGGCGCATGGGGCAGCAAGGCACAAGCGCATCGAGGTGGGGCGGAGACGGGCAACGGTGTGTACCTCGTGCCGCCGTCGTGGCTCGGGCGACGCGTTCGCCTGACGGTGCAGTTTCTCGACGACGACGGCGCGCCCGATGTGCTGTTCGGCAGTGAGAGCCTTGCGACGTTCCGCCTCGAGGCTGGCCCCATCGACAAGGGCCGCGGCCGGTGGGAGCTGCGCTGCTCACACCTGAGCGACGAAATCGCTCGGCGCAAGCTCGGCACGGGCATTCGCGAGATTGAAAACACCTTCGGTCGGCCGTTCGCTGCGCAGTCCACGACGGCTTACGACGGCGTGACGTTCACGCTGCCAGCCGGCTCTGCCTCGCAGTTCCCGCTTGGCACGCGCACGACACAGGTGATGTTCCGCACCGACGGCGGCGACGTCGGCGTCACGGTGAACGGCGTGGTGCAGAGCTACAACGGCCCGCACGTCCACGACCTCGCCGAAGTGCTCGACCTCCCGCCGACAGGCTTCAACGTCATCGTGCGCGCAACAGGGCGCACCGACGGGCCGAACCTGTTCGGCTACCTCGGGCTGTTCGACGTCGCCGATGAGGGACGGCCGACCGTCACGCACGCGAAACACATCGCGGTGCTCGATGGCGACACGCCTTCGCTGCTGCTGCTGCAGGCGCTCACCTCACGCCTGGGCGACGGCGCGAACGGCGTCTACGACGTCCTGCCCGGCATTGAGGCGGACGTACAAGGCGGGCCAACGCTGCGCTTCGGCGCCGGCATCGATGCAAGTGAAATCGACGTAGGCAGCGCACTCGCCGCGACGTCGCCCATTCCGTGGACATGGGTCATCGACGAGGAAATCCCCGTGGGCGAGCTGCTGCGCGACTTCTGCCGCGCGACGAACACGGCGGCCATCTTCAACGCTGCTGGCGAGCTTGTGTTCACGCCGTTGCTCGACCAGCGTGTGGGCGCATCGGCCACCATCGCGGAGGCGGACGTCATTGGCGACATTGAGACGACTGTCGACGAGGGCGCCATCTACAGCCGCGTTCGTGTTGAGTGCAACTACGACCCCGTCGACGGCGAAAGCGAAGCAAGCATCGACATCATCGACGAGGAGATTGCTGCAACCTACGGCGACACCGAGAACACGCTTGTCGTCGAGTCGCGCGACATCGTCGTGACCCCGGTGGCGACGACGGGTGACGGCACGCTGACGCGCGAGGCGATGGCATTCGACTCCCTGCTGCCTGCGTTTCGCCGGCTGATGCTCGACAGCCGCGGTGGCTCGCTGCTGCTCACGTTCACGGCGTCGGCAAAGCACCTCGACCGGCAACTCGGCGACTTCGTGGCATTTGCGATGCCGTCGGTGTCTGACTTCCGTGGCGCGTCACTCGCTGAAGCTCAAGGCGTCATCGTCGAGCGACAGCCTGACTGGCAGTCGATGACGGTCGACCTGACGGTGCTCGTCGCTGAGCGGCTCTTCCACTTCGCGCCGTTCGCCGTCGTAAGCGGCTACTCCGCCGGCACTGTGGCGTTGTCGACGACGGCCTTCGGGATTTCGTCGCCAACAACCCCGACATCCTCTTTCCGTCCCGGCGACTTGCTCAGGGTCTACGACCCCGTCAACAACATCACGGTCGGCCTCGGGCTTGAGGTCGTGAGCATTTCGACGTCGTTGACCATGGTCGTCAACGACCTCGGCGGCTCCACCCCGCTCACTGCTGGCTGGGTGCTGATGCTGGCGACGTCGTCGGGTGGAGCTTCGGCGGATGGCTTCTCGCCGTCCGACTACACGTACAACGATGGCGGCTCATCGCCGTCAAGGTGGCGCTGATGGCAATCGTCAAAAATGCAACGTTTCAGGGCGCCAGTCTCTACGAGGTCGACACCGGCGCCGTCACGCTGACGTCGACGCTGAAGAACGTCCAGGGCGACGCCGCGGCGATGCTGGAGCGCATCACGGACAAGACCGTGGCCAACTCCATCGACCACAGCGGACCGGGTCGCGGGTGCCCGTTAGGCATTCCGCCCGTCAACCAGCTGGTGCGCAAAGACCTCAAGCTCGACGCAGGAAACTCCAAGAACGGAGGGCGCGACGCCAACCGCCTGCTGTTCCCGTGGCTCGTGTACATCCCTCCCGGCGAAGAAGACGTCGACGTCGATGTCGTCTTCCGTCGTGTCGCGGTCGACCTCGGGGTTTTCGCGCCAGTGTGCAGGCTGTCGTCGCCAACGAACTACACGGTCGCGGTCGGGGACTCATTGACGGCGGCAATTACGGCTCAGGGGCCGGGCACGGGCGGCGCAGCTGGGAGTGGTGGCAATCGCCTGGAGTGTCGCGCTCGGTTTCGCGGTTGTGCTGCTGGCCTTGCATTGCTGGTCCTCGACCTTGGCCAAGCATCAGCGACATATGTCGTTGACGGCGTTGCGTATGATGAGACGGCAATCCTCGAGTCGGTCACCGTGCGCTTCGCCCGTGGCGCGACGTCGACGCAGGTTTACCAGCACGGCGCGACCAACGAAGCCCCTGTGCAGGCGCCGACGGCGTCGCAGGCGTTGTTCTTCCAGCAGATGGACGACAGCATCTTCGCGGTTGAGGAGGCCATCACCGGGTTTCACACCTCGCGACTCGATGCGAATCTCAACGGCCTCGCTGAGTCCGTCACGGGCGCGCCCGCCTTCGGGAACGCGACATACACGCACACCGAAAGCGCGCTGTCGTCGCCGTCACGCGACCGCTTCCGGGCCTTCACGCGTCGCACCTTCGCCAACGAGCCCCTTCCGAAAATCCCTGTGGCATCGCACAACTACGGCGGCATCAAGTCGAACGGCGGCTACCTCGTCGACCCGGCGACACCTGCGAGCGTGGCAGCACGTCAGGCTTTCGCGCCGTATGCCACGTCGTCGGCATCCGTAGAGCTCGGCAGCGGGCGCTCTCAATGTCCCGACGTCCCGTCAGGCACGATGCGGTGGGCGGTGCTCGTCGGCCAGTCGAGCGCCGTGGGCTTCACCAACGTGCGAGCGCAGACGCAGATTGAGGGCTCCGCGGCGTCGGCCCTGGTGACACCCACAGCGCTCACCGGCGCAACCTTCCTCGGTATCGCCCAGGGCACCGGGCTCGCGTTTCCTCGGGACAGCTCCGTCGCTCGCCTACGGGTGTTTCTGTCGCAGGCCGCTGGCATCTTCGACCCCCTCAACTACTGCCTGCTCACGGCGGCAGTCTGGATTGAAGAATGACGTCGAGAATCTACTTCCCGTTCGCGCGTCCGCCGTCGATGTCTTCCGCGCACGCGGGCGCTTACAGCGAAATCGCGCAGTCCCTCGCAGGCCGCGACCGGCATCTGTGGGAGATGCTGCACGGCGCGTCTGCCGTCGACGGCGAGCTGGCGGCGGTGCCGAGCAACCCGCAAGGCCTCGTCGGCATCGATATGTCGGGGCCACCGTTCGGCCCGTGCCTGCTGCTTCCGGTCGCCTGGTGGCAGGGCCGAAGCGGTGCCGGTGTGCAGCCCACCAACCCGTGGAGCGCCATCGCCGACACGGCAGCAGCGACGCCGTGGCGCATCTGGAACCGCCCTCACCGCCGCTATCCCGACGGCACCGCGCCGCTGTCACAGCTCGGGCTCTTTTGGCGAGGCACGGCCAGCGCTGGCACGTCGTCGGTGTTCCGCATTCAGGTGAAGAACCGCAGCAATGGCACGACGACAGTCATCGACCGCGCCATCAACACAACGACGTCGACGCAGTATCCCGAGACGACGCTGTTCCCGTTCGTGCCTGAAGCCAACGACATCGAGATGTCATGGCAGCGGCTGTCAGGCACGCGGACGCTTGAGGTCCACAGCCTGATGTTCGCCGTCGTCGTCAAGCGTCGCCACGGCCTCACGTTCCCTGGCTAGAGGTCGTTGCACTCGCCGCATTGGTCCTCTGCTCCGTCGGAAACAGGGCCGTCGCACACTTCTGCGGCGTTCTCAGCAACGCTGCGGCGACAGTCGCAGCAGGTCTTGGCGGGCGATGCTGTCGCATCTTCCGTCCATCTGCTTTCGCCGCCGTCTCCGAAGCATGACACTGCGCAAGCGCCGAGCGCTGGCGACTCCTCGACAAGCTCGGGGCCACAAGCAGCCAGGGCGAAGGCGAAGGCGAAGGCGAAGCGGTTCATGATCACTCCTTGCGGCAGGCGTTCGACTTGTTTGTGAGCTTGTCGTCGTCGGTCAGCGTCCACTCGTCACGCTGCATGGCGCCCTGACCGATGGCGCGCGCGATGAACCCCGGGCGGTCATAGGGGCCATCGGGAGCGGTCAACACCATGGAAAAATCGTAAGGCACTGCCGTGTCTGGGGTGTACCCGATTTTCTTGAGGTCACCGTAGGCGTCGCCGTCGGACTTGAAGGACCACTCGGCGATGTAGATTTTTTTGAGTTCCTCGCGAGCCTTCGCCTGCAGCGCCTCGCAGTCCTCAAGTCGCCAAGCTTCAAGCCGCCCCGGTATCGTCGTCGCGAAGGCAACGGCGCCGAGGATGGCGGCTGTGACAAGGTTCGCCCCGACGATGGTCCACATCGTCACGTTCTTCTGCTCCGACATTCCTACCCCCACAAAGAAAACTCGCCGGCCGCCACCAGGGCGACCAGCGTCACGACGAGGCCCACGACGGCCCGCTGCCACGAGATACGGCGCACGTGGGCACTCTATCCGAACCAGCACTGCGGCAAAGCGTGCGCGTAACACACCGGAAACACGCCACGTTTTTTCTGGAAAATGCCACCGTCGCGTCTGGCGTTGACGTTGCACACTGAACGCGCGTAGCCTGACGCCGGCTTCGCGGAGACTTCTCCCCCCTGTTGCCGCGAGGCCTCACCGCTGACGAAAGTCGGCGGTTTTTCGTTTTGGGGCATCTATCCGGAATCTCCGGATAGATGCCCGGAAAACGGCTTTGCAACGTCATTGCGGCGTCGGTGGCTGCCAGTCGGCCCCAAGACCCAGAACCGTAAGCACGTAGCGCAGTGTCGCTTCGCTCATGACGGCCTTGCCTCGACACCAGCGATTCACCGTCGTCACAGCAGTGCGCTCACCCGCAAGGTTCATCTTGCGAGCGAGGTCAGACTGCGACGCTCCGGTGGCCTCGAGGGCCGCAAGCAACCGCAATCGGCGCAGTGCGCCCTCTTCGCGCTCAATCTCGGAAAGTGTCGGCACGTGGTCGAGCATGCACGGATCGTAGCGCCGCACTTAGGCGTCATGCCGTAGACCCGGTGTGACGCGCGTCACTTAGGCGCGTTCGTCATAGTTGACGAGTCATAGCAAGACGCCTAAACTAGGCGAACGATAGCGAGCGTTCGCGAACATTGGCGAGCGTCTGCGAACAACTGCGAACACGTCTAAGTGTTCGTTATTGCTCGCAGTTTTGGTTGACCCCTGAACGAAGGACCAGCACCATGCCCGAGGGAGAAGTGGCCATGAGCGTGACCTTGAAGCGGGAAAACGGCGTGTGGGTCGTGGGGTGCCTCGACGGCGCTTCGCGTGCCTTCCCGACCTTCCTGGACGCGGCGATGTTCGCTGCGGCCGAATACGAGCGCCTCGCCTACGAGGTGGTCGGCTGGGGCGCGGAGGTGGCCACATGCTGAGCCGCACCGACCTCATCAGCGAGTGCCGCCGCCTCATCAGCGAGACGCTGCTCGTGGCGTTCCTGCCGGCAGACGCGCTGCCCATCCACCCCGACCACGGCGACACCGCGGTCGCGCACGCCGAGCGCCTGCTGCGCGCTGTAGAGCTCGACGGCCCGGTGCATCCGCGCGCATTGCAGCGTGCAATTCGCGCGACGGCCGCAGCAATCCGCAGTGTGCGCGTGCTCGACCTGTGGGCCACCACGCTGCCTGAGCGCTCCGCTGACCGCTGGTGGCCTGTGCTCTGTGCGGGCGCCCTGCACCGGCGCGACCGGCTCGAGCGCTGGCGCCAGGGCAACCACACCGGGGACCAGCTCCGGGCGCTCGGCTACCTGTGCACCCGCGGACTCATCGAGGTGGGCCCCGACCGCTACGAGGTCGACCCGAGCTGCGACGAGTCCTGCACCGGCTACGACGCCGACCTCGCGGACGTGGCCATCGACGGCGCACCCGAGGTGCTGGCGCTCTGGGCCGAGGCATTCCGCGCCAACCGCTTGATCCTTAACCTGAACATTGGTTCAGGCGACAACTTTCGACGCTCTGAGGCCTTTGGTCAGGGGCTGTCGGCTGGGGGTGCACTGTGAGCAATGAGAACAACGCACGGCCATCGACGGCCGTCTGCCCTCGCTGCCGTCCCGGCCGCGTCCTGTCCTACAGCTGGCGCGTGCTCGACGGCCAGCATTGGGCCGCCGTCCTGTGGTGCGACACCGAGGGCTGCCGCGCCGCAAGCGTGACCTGCGCCGCCGCCCAGCTGACCCGCGAAGCCGCCGAGGCTGACTGCTTCAAGCAGTGGTCGGAGCACAACGCGGTCATGTTCCCGATGGTGCAGGCCGGGGGTGCCGCATGAGCAAACGCTATGTGGTCCGCAAGCCATGGGACGGCGAGTACAACCCGGAAACGGAGCTGGACGCGCGTGGCGTCACCCAGAGCGCTCGCGAGTACGACGCATGGCTGGAAGACACCGCATCACCCGGACGAGTGGTGCACGGTGACGGCGGGGCACCCGAAGACCAGACTCTGCTCCGTGACCTGTCGTCGTTCGTCGACGAGCTGAATGCACTGGCGGATGCACTGGTGCAGGCCGAGAAGCTGGCTGCGTCACGCTATCAGCAGATCGAGTTCCTGAAGTCGCAGAACGAGTCGTACCGCATCGACAACAAAGTCCTCTGCGAGCAGATGGAAGCCCTGCGCGTCCAGCTGCGCGCGGCGAAGGGCGGTGCCGCATGAGCGTGTCCACCCTCTACAGCATCACCCGCGAGTACCAGGCCATCGACCAGCTGCTGGCCGAGGCCGAAGAAGCCGGCCAAGACCTGAGCAGCCCTGAGGTCGCGGCCATTGTCACACGCTGGTGGCTTGCCCTCGACGGCGACCTCAAGGCGAAGGCCGAGCGCTGCGTCGCGGTCATCCGCGAGCAGGAAGCCCTGAGCGACGTTGCCAAGGTCGAAGCCGACCGCCTCGCCGCCCTCGCCCGCTCGCGTGCAGCGCGGGCCGCCAAGGTGCGCGAGATGCTGTTCGTCGCGATGCAGGCGGCTGGCGTGAAGCGCATCGACACGCCGCTCAGCGGGCTCACCGTAGCAGCCAACGGTGGTGAGGCTCCGGTCGTGCTGAACGACGGCGTCGACCCGCTGTCTGTTGAGCAGCGATGGCCGAACCTCGTCGTCGTCGAGCGCTCCATCAACAAGCAGGCCGTGCGCGAAGTGCTCGAGCGCGGCGAGTCCCTTCCTTTCGCAGCGCTCGGCGAGCGCGGCACCCACCTTCGAATCCGCTGAGGTCCACCATGAACACCACTGCACTCGTCACTCGCCAGTCCACCGAAGTCGCCCGCAGCACCGACGTGCTCGATGGCGTGTCGTTCGCTGACCTCGTCGCATTCGGCGAGCAGCTTGTCCGCACGGGGTTTCTTCCCGAGCACATCCGCACCGGCCCACAGTTCGCGGCCATCGTGATGACCGGCCGCGAGCTGGGCATGACGCCGATGCGCGCCGCTCGCTCGCTGTCGATGGTGAAGGGCAAGGTCACCGAGAACGCCGACAGCCAGCTGGCGCGCTTCAAGGCCAGCGGCGGCCGCGCCACGTTCGTGCACCTCGACGCGACGAAGGCGGTGCTCGAGCTGGTCCACCCGAACGGCGACAAGCACACCGAGACGTGGACCGCTGAGGACGTGCGGACTGCTGGCCTCGCTGGCGGCATGTTCGCGAAATACCCGAAGGCCATGCTCCGCTCGCGCGTCATCACCGCGGGCCTCAAGTCCGTCGGGTGGGACGGCGCCGTCGGCACCTACGACCCTGACGAGCTGACAGGCATCGCCGACGAGCAGCGCACGGAGAAGGCTGTCGTCGTCGACGAAGCGCAAGCCAAAGCCGACGCGGCGAAGGCGAAGTCGGAAGCCGACGCGTTGAAGAAGGAAGAAATCGCCCGCTTCCTCGCGGCCGTCGATGACCTCGCTGAGGACATCATGAAGGCGACCGACAGCGAGCGTCTTGCTCAGCTGCATGACCGCATCGGTGACGTCGCCGGCAACAGCGCGAAGACGCGCGCGATGCTCGTTGCCCTCTCCGACAAGGTGGCCGCGCAGCTCGCGGACGCTGAGTGGATGCCGTCGAGCAACGAGGTGCGCGAAGGCGTGCTCGGCACCATCCGCCGTGTCGAAGAAGCGCAGCTGAAGCGCCAGCAGGCGGCCTGAGTGACGACGACCACGACGAGCGAGGGGACCACGATGACCGAGACGACGACCACAACCGAACCCGCAGGCGACGAGTACACGATGAAGATGGAGGACATGGTGCGCCTGTTCAAGGTGCACCGGGTGACGGTGCGTCGCTGGGTCAAGCGCGGCATGCCCGCCGTCAAGGTGCCTGGTGGCCGTGACCTCTACTTCGGCCGCGCCTCCATCAAGTGGCACAGCGAGCAGTCGGCGATGCAGGTGAAGGTGCAGCCATGAACGCGACGCAAGCCATCGAGGAGCAGAAGCCAACGATGACGGCCGCCGAAGTGGCCGCCCTTGTCGGCGTCGGGCGACGCAGCATCGAGCGTGCGGCGAAGAACCCGAACACGCCATACTTTGCCGCCCGCATCGTCGACGGCATCGAGTCGCTGCGCTTCCGGCGCGCAGAGATTGAACGCATCATCAAGGGCGAGGTCGCGACCGCGAAGGTCCTGCCGCTTAAGGGGCGTCGCTGATGGGCGTCGTTGACCTCGGGGGCGGCAAGTATCGCCTCGACTACTACGACGAGCACGGCCAGCGTCCGCGCACCGTCATCACTGCGCCGTCAAAGACGGACGCCGTGCGCATGCTCGCGGAAATCAAGCTCGACGTCGCCCGCCGCAAGAAGGGCCTGGCGCCTGAGTCGCCGAACCCGCAAGGGCTCAACATCGGCGACGTCGTCGAGAAGTACCTCGCCGGCCCTGCTCGCCGTCTCGCGAGCTACACCAAGGTCCGCGCGCAGACCCGGATGATTGACGCAACCATCAGCGCTGTCCGCGTCGACATGCTGACCGGCGTCGAGGTCGAGCGTTGGCTGTCGCGCCTCGATGTCGCGGGCTACGCTCCCCGAAGTGTCAACCACGCGCGCACCATGCTGCGCACGGTCCTCACCTGGGCGAAGGACCACGGCGTGGTCGCCGTCGGCGCGGCCGCTGTGTCGGCCACCAAGCCGCGCAAGGTGCCGCAGAAGGCGCTGACGACGCTGTCGCTTGACGAAGTGCGCCGCCTGCTGGCTGCTGAGCAGGACCTGCACAAGCGCGCCATCTACGCCACGGCCATCTTCACGGCGATGCGCCGCGGGGAAATCTGGGCGCTCACCCGCGAAGCCGTCGACGTCGCCGCCTGGACCATCACGGTCCGCGCCAGCAACAAGCGCAAGAGCGCGAAGACCGGCAAGGTCCGCGTCATCCCGGTGCACCCCGAGCTGCGCCCGCTGCTTGCGGCTGTGCTGCTTTCGCACAAGAGCGCCCTGGTGTTCCCGTCGCCCGCGACTGGCGAGATGCGTAGCGAGGACGCGAAGACGGCCCGCGACATCGCGCTCGTGCTGGCGCGCATCGGCATCACCCGCCCCATCACCTTCCGCGACCTGCGCGACACCTGCGCCACCCTGCTGCTGCAGGCCGGCGTCAGCCTGGCAATCGTGCAGCGCGTGCTCGGCCACAGCAGCCCGGTGCTCACGGCCAACACCTACGGCCACCTCGTCGTGGACGACCTCCGCGCAGGCCTAGACCGCATCTCCACAGCTCGTGACCACCAGATGACCAACCCACAGACGCACAAGACGCAAGCGGCGCCAAAGTCGACGGACGGTGTCGCATGAGTCGAGCTGTGACGCGTATTTCGCGAGCGCCGCAAGTGGCGTGTTGTCGTCATCTGCCTTCGAACCAGAGGGTCGGCGGTTCGAATCCGTCCGGGTGCGCTCTTCACAACGCCGTTTCAGCCTCGCCCACGTCGGCGACGGATTCCGCGTGTGACCACCATGTGACCGACGCATCGCGTCGCCCATCTACCAGGGGCGTCGCGTCAGCGCGCGCCCTCCCCCTGTCCGCTCAAGCCAACAACAGCGCCGGCGCCCCCGGCGAGGGAGAAGCACGTGTCTGAGAAAGTCACCAACCACTTCAAGATGCTGCGCGCCGTCGTCGACGACGCCGAGACAGCAGCACTGGCCGCTGCCAGCGAGCACCTGCACCAGCTGGACAAGCTGCGCCTCGAGGCGTCCACCCTGTCGCGCGAGAACGCTGACCTCGCGCTTGAGGTCATGCAGACGCGCCACCAGCTGGCCAACGCTGGCCCGGCCGATGTCGTGCACCTCAAGGAGGCGAACGGCTGCCTGATGGCCGAGACGATGCGTCTCGGCGCCATGCTCGAGCGAGCGCAGACCGAGCGCGGTGAGTTGGCGGAGAAGCTGGCCGCAGCGGCGTCGCCGACGTCGGCCATCGAGCTGTTCAAGAGCACGCAGCGCCTTCGCTCGGAGCGCGACGAAGCCCGCGCCGAGCTGGCCCACATGCGCGACCAGTTGGGCTTTGCGCTGGCCACCATCGAGAAGGCCACGACCGAGGCCGCAGAGCGCGTCGTCTACGCCAACGTTGACACCAGCCTCGAAGACCCGCGGGTCGGCAAGCTGCTCGTGGTCCGCATCGACGACAACGATGCCCTTGCCATGCGCCAGGGCAAAGGTTTCCGGGCCCTGACGGAGCAGTTCGTCGGCTGGCTCAAGGCCGCGCAGGACGAGGGCGACACCGAGACGAAGCCCGTCGACGTCCACCACGCCGGCATGCCGACGCCGGTCGTTCGCTGCGGCGAGTGCACGGCGACCGTCGGCCACTTCGGCGACTGCGCGACCTGGAAGGCGGTGCAGCCATGAGAGGTCGCCGTCCGCCACCAGGCATCAACGAAGAAGTCGCGCGCATGCTCGCCGAGGGCGCCTCGCAGGCGAGCATCTGCAGGACGCTGAAGGTCGGCCTGAAGCGCGTGCGCGCCATCAAGGCAGGCGACATGTCGTTCGGTGAGCCCCTTGGCACCGTCGACGACGAGCAGCCGGCCGAGGCTGAGCCCACATCGTTCGACGACTTGCACTCCGAGGTCATGGAGCAGCGGCCGACGGTCATCGTCGACGCCGATTACCTCCGCGCCCTCGAGGCCCTGCTGTTCGTCACCGAGCAAAACCGCGCACTGCGCGCCGCATTGGAGGCTGCATGACGACGTTGGACCGTCCGAACTGGCGGCGTTACCGCCACTGCTATGAGTGTGGCGTCGACAAGGCTGTTGCCTGCCGCGACGACATGGACCGCATCGCTGACGTGCCGTGCCAGGGCCGACGCCTTCGGGCCGAAGCGGCCGAGTTCATCCCCGATGACGTCGTCCCCGCTGCTCCGGTAAAGGCCAGCAAGCCGACGCTGCGGACGACACGGCCCGAGCCCGTCGTCATCGGCGGCCACGTCGTGGCGTTCGACGACGTCGCACTGAAGCCCTCGGCGCCGGTGCGCTGCTACGACGACGAGCTGTTCCCGTTCAAGCCCATCGCCAAGCCTATCGCGAAGAAGTGCTGCGCCTACTGCCGCGCGAACATCATCGACGACAACGGGCACATGCGCACCTGCCGCAAAGTCGAGTGCACGCGCCGTCGTGAAGCTGCACGCCGTGAGGTGGCCGCATGACCCGGCAGCTCGCCCTCGGAGACCCCGAGCTGCCGCCGGCTTTCGTCGACGAGTGGCTGCGCCTTGAGCGTGCCCACAAGGTCAACGCCGACGTCCGCGTCGACAGCGTCGTGCGCGTGAAGTTCGGCGTGACCATCGCGCTGCGCGTCGACGGCAAGAAGCACGCGGTCATCAACCGCTCCAACGACGAGGCCGCAGCCCGCGACCTCTTTGCGCAGGCCTTCCCTGCCCTCGCGGCCTGACGTCGTCGACGACAACGCGGGCGTTGCGGCGCCCGCTTCTCTCTGCAGTGACCGAGGCCATGCGTGTCTGAGACTGAAGACCACATCGACGAAGGCGAAGACCTCGTGCCGCTGGGCGAGGTGCTCGACATGCGCGCCCATGAACTGGTGGGCTTTGAGCGTCGCGCCAAGCGTGCGGCAGCTCGTGTGCAGCAGCACCTCGGCGGCCCCGATGCGGTCGCCCGTCTCGATGCGCACGGTGCCCGTACGAAAACGTCCTGGCGCGAGTTCCTGCTCTACAGCCAGAACGGCGACCTCAAGCCGACCGAGGGCAACACCCTCACCATCTTGGCCAACGACGACGAAATCAAAGGCGCCCTGGTGCTCGACGCCTTTCGCGTCAAGTGGATGTGGGTGCGCCGTCCGCCGGGCGACTTCGACGACGACGGCCGCACCGGGTGGCCGCGCGAGATGCGCCCCGAGGATATCCACTACGTTCAACAGTGGACCGAGCGCGCGCACGGCCTGACTGTCGGCAGCAAGACCGTCGGCGCGAAGCTCGGGGCCATCGCGGCCCGCAACAGCGTCGACGTGCTCACCGACTACATCGAAGGCTGCGCCGCGAAGTGGGACGGCAAGAACCGCATCGACACGTTCCTGACGGCGTGCGCTGGCGTCGAAGATGGCGAGCACACACGCGCTGTGTCGCGGCGCTTCCTCATCTCGGCCGCGGCCAGAGCCCTTGAGCCCGGCTGCAAGGTCGACACGATGCTCGTGCTTGAAGGCGAGCAGGGCGCCCGCAAGTCGACGCTGCTGCGCGTGCTCGCTGGCGGCATCGGCAAGACGAGCTGGTTCTCCGACAACGTGCCCATCGACGTCGACACCAAGGACGCCTGCATGGCGTTGGCTGGCCACTTCATCGTCGAGTTCTCGGAGCTCGACAAATGGAAGCGCGCCGACAAGGCGGCGCTCAAGGCCTTCACGTCGCGGCAGAACGACAAGTTCCGCCCGCCCTACGCTGCCGAGCCCGTCGACTGGCCGCGACGCTGCGTGTTCGCGGGCACGACCAACGCCAGCGCGTACCTGGACGATGCGACCGGCGCGCGGCGCTACTGGATTGTCCGCTGCACGCAGCCCATCCGCATCGACCGGCTGCGCAAGTACCGGGACCAGCTGTGGGGCGAAGCTGCCCACGCAGCGAAGGCGTCCATCGTCGCGCAAGCCGCGGGCCTCGAGGACGTGCGCAACCAGTGGTGGCTGACCAAGGAGGAGGAGCAGCGGGCTCGGGCCGAGACCGATGAGCGCTACATCTCCGACCCGTGGGAGGCCGAGCTTGAGGAATGGGCCACCGGCCGCGCGTACCTCACCACGCGCGACGCCATGCACTTCCTGCACATCGAGCCGGCGAAGGCCACGCGCGCTGACCAGATGCGTTTGGCGGACGTTTTTATTCGCCTGGGCTACGGAGAAGGTGTAGCGTCAGATGGACTTCCCGCACGTCGACGGGAACGCATTGGCACGGCTCGTGAATACCGGTATTACCGGACAGTCGTGGCCCAACCTCTGTCCCAAGGTAGGGACAAGGTAGGGACAGAAAATGCGAGCGAAATCAGGGATGTCCCTACCGGCCTAACCGGCCCAACCTCTTTCGCCCACGTACGCTCGCGCGCCCATGACTCAAATATAGGTAAGGCAGGTAGGGACGGTAGGGACAGCGTTGATATTGCAGAGGAAAAACGGCCCTACCTCGATGACCAAGGTAGGGACAAAGGTAGGGACACGGGTCCGGTGCAACTCACCATCGCCGAAATCTGGGGCGAAGATGTCGAGTGGGGTGGCGCATGACCACCAAGCCGACGCCTGAAACGCCCGCAGAGCCCCGCGAAGGGGTCGACCCGCCCACGGAGGCGACAGGCGCACAGAACACCGCCGGTGTGCCTTCTGGTGCGCTGTGGGCCCCTGTCGGCGCAACGCCCGAGGAACTGGCCCGGCGCCAGCGGGTGGTCGCGGCCATGGGCAAGGCGAAGCCGCGGGCGAAGTGGGGTGCCCGATGAGCATCATCACGTTCCGCCCGGACTGGTGCTCTGCCTCGAAGGAGCGGACCGAGGGGCCGCCACGGCTTGGCAACCACGCTCGCGTGCGCTGCCCGGAGTGCGGCCGCTGGCTGCGCCCACAGGTCGACGCAAGCGGCACCGAGGTGCTGCCGCATCACCTGCCCGAGAAGCCACGGAGGGGCCGATGACGGACCCGCTGACGAGTGCCCTGGGGAAGTGGTCGCGCCGCGGACGCCGCGGGCCGGTGGAGCTCACCGAGGCCGAGACGCTCGCGGTCATCGCGGACGTGGTGGAGCGCACGCCGTGGCGCTGCCGCGAGCAGGTGCACTGGCCGCCGGCGCACCGGCGACGAGCAACGCCCGCCTGAGCGCATCAGGCCCAGCCACAACGCGGAGACGGCCCGCCTACGACGACGAGAACGACACGTGAGCTTTCAGTCCATCACCATCCTCGGCAACCTCGGCAAAGACCCGGCCGTCTCCTACACGCAGGCAGGCATGGCCATCTGCAAGTTCAGCGTGGCGACGTCGGAGAAGCGCAAGGGCGCAGAGAAAACCACGTGGTTCGACGTGGTCGTCTTCGACAAGCTCGGCGAGCTGTGCGGGCAGCACCTCGCCAAGGGCCGCACGGTGCTCGTGCAAGGCCGCATCAGCGTCGAGGACTGGACCGACAAGGATGGCGCCAAGCGCCGCTCGTGGAGCTTGCTCGCCAACACGGTGCAGTTCGTCGGCGGCAAGCCTGCAAGCGCTGGCAGCGCTCCGCCCGCAGGTGGCGGCAACGACGCGCCCCCGGCTGCTGACGGCTTCATCGACGACGACCTGCCGTTCTAGTGTACGATTAACCCGACATGCAGATTTGCATGTCGGGCTTCCGTCGCGTTGCGACGATTAATTGGCCGACCACATCAACTGTACAGATTACGACGAGGACAACGATATGGCCATCGAACTCTATCTGCCTGGTACGCCGACACCCAAGGGCCGGGGCCGCGCGACGCGCACCGGCCGTGTGTACACGCCCTCTGCAACGCGCAAAGCCGAAGACACGCTCGCAGGGCGCGCGGCTGCACAGCTTGAGGCGATGCCTGACGACGTGCGCCCTCGCTTGCCGCTTGCGGGGCCGCTCCACCTCACGGTCGCCTTCGACATGCCGATTCCCTCGTCGTGGTCGCAGCGCAAGCGCACGGCCGCCATCAGCGAATCGGTGCTGCCCACGAGCAAGCCGGACCTCGACAACCTGCTGAAGCTCGTCATCGACGCGCTCAACGGGCTGGCGTGGGTCGACGACTCGCAGATTGTCGGCATCACCACGACGAAGCGCTACGCCTCGACGCCGGGTGTCACGGTCATCATTGACACTGTCGGGGCCATCGACGTCGTGAAGGCGGTGGCAGCATGACCGACACCATCGAACCGACCGAAGAGCAGAAGCAGGCGGCGCGTCTGCATTTCTACCCCGCTGACGACCACATCGACGACGCGACGACGCTGGCCCTCGCCCGCCTCCTCGCCGAGCGTGAGGCCGCACTGCTGGCATTGGTGCAGCACACACAGATGTCATCCATGGCTCGTGCCGCCGACCTCGACGCTGCACGCGCGCGGATTGCGGAGCTGGAGGGCCAGGCATCACGTGACGCCGTGAGCTGGGCTGCGCTGAAGGGCCGCGAAAGGGAGCTTGAAGAACGCGAGGCCGCACACCTCGCCCACATCAAGGCGCTGGAGGGCACGCGACAGCGAAGCGCTACCATCACGCTGACGGTCGATGACCTGAAGCAGCTGGTTCCCCTCGCGGCAATCGGCGGAACCGTTGAGCTTGAAGTGCCGTTTGTCGACGCTGACACGCCTGCGTTCGAAGCATGGTGTTTCGATGTCGGCGGCGGTGCCGCTGCTGACGATGGCGCTGTCGGCAGGTGCGACGACGTGGAAGGCGAGAAGCCGTACCTCGTTAGCAACTCGACGGCGGACAGCACGCCGGTAGTCGTGCTTGTCGCCAACGACGTGGAAGGCGGTGAGGGATGAGCTGGCCTACGCTGGCCTACGTGCAGGCTCTCCTCGACGTTGAGAAGCTCGAGACGAAGAAGCTGCGCCGCGCCATCAAGGTGCTGCGGGACACCCTCAAGGTCCCATCGCGCGACCCGTCGTACGTCGCGACCTTGCTGGCCATGACTGAGCATCTTGAGCAAGGCGGTGAGGGATGAGCAAGGCCACCATCAAGCCCCTTCGCCTCACCATGCCCGACGACAACGGAAAGCTCGTGTCGAAGGAGCTTTTCACCCGTGATGACCTTGAGTGGGTGGCGCAGGCGACGGCCGCAGCTGCCGGCTACCACAGCGACAGGGCCAAGGCGCACGCGAAACGCGTCGTCGCTCGCATGCTCGGCGAGGTGGCACCATGAGCGCGCGTCGCTTCGCTCGTGATGTCCCGCGCAACGTGCAGCATGCCGTGCTCGCGGCCCTCGACCTCGCCGACGAGAACGGCGTCGTTGTCGGCGGCATGAAGGGCTTGCAGGCCGCGCTCAACCACGACTGCGCCAGCAGTACCAGGCGTGCCGTCTCGCAGGCCGAGGCGTGGGGATTCCTCCGTCGCACCGGAAGCGAGCGCCACGACAACCGGGGCGTCGTCGTCGTGTCCATGGCCCGCGAAGCTCGTCGGGGTGCGCGCATTTCTGCGCGCTCAGACGTCGACGAATCGCCAGAACGTAGGATTGAGGCGTGACGAACAAGCGCAAGGCGTCGCGAGCCGGGGGCAAGCCGTTCGCCACTGGGCCCGACGCACGCCGTCACCAGTGGACGGCCGAGTCACACCCCGAGGGCAAGCCGTTCGCGCAAGGCGCCGACCCTCGACGCAACCCCGGCGGGCGGCCTCGAGCTGCCCGTGACCTCGTCGCGTTCGCGCAAGACCTCGGCCCCGACATCCGCGAGCGCGTAAAGAAGATGCTCGCCAGCCCCGACGACGCGGTCGCGCAGTGGGCCGTCGAGTACCTCACAAAGTGGGGCGTCGGCGCACCGCCGAAGAAGCCGCGGCTTGAGGTGCCGGCATCGGCGACCGTCGAAGAGCTCGAGGCGTTGCTCACCGAGGAAGCCTTCGAAGGCGACCGCGCGGCCATCCTCGCGTTGCTCGCGGCGAAGGACCCCGAGCGCTACGGCCGCACGTCGAAGAAGCCCGGCGATGACGAGGGCGGCGACGCCGGCGACGACACCGATGTGCCCGGATGGAAGCCGCGCATTGAGGCGTCGCCATGAGCGAGCCTGTCGTCTGCTTTCAAGAGCTGAACGCTGGGCAGTTCGACGCCGTCTCCGACGTCGACAGCAAGGTCATCGTGCTTGAGGGCGGCTATCGAGGCGGCAAGACGTTCGGCCTCGCGGCGAAGGCGGTCGACCTCGCACGCCGCAACTGGCCGACGCCTGTCGTGTTCGGCGCACCAACGTGGCCGATGGTTGAGCAGGTGTTCGTCGAGACGTTGCGCGAGCTGTGTGAGTTCATGCGCATCCGCTTCCGGTGGCACGCGCAGAAGAAGGTCGCGACGCTGTTTAAGCGCCGCAAGTGCCGCATCATCTGCCGGTCGCTCGACCACCCGCGTAGCGCCGAGGGGCTCACCGGCAGCGCGGCCGTCGTCGACGAGTGGGAGCTGTGCAACCCGCAGGCGCTCAAGACCGTGCGCGCGCGCATCACGAAGGGCAACGTCTGCCAGCTCGTGCTGGGCGGCACGCCTGAAGGCTTTGGCCCTGCGTACGACCTCGTGCTCAAGGAACCGAAGCCCGGCACCAGGTGCATCCCGCTGCCCACGATGGGCAACCGCCACAACTTGAAGGCCGACTACATCGAGGGCATGCGCGAGATTCTCGACGAGGCTGAACAGGCCGAGAAGCTCGACGGCAAGCGCCAAAGCAAAGGCGGCCTCGTCTACCGGCGCTTCGACCGCAAGGCCAACTTCGCGCGCTGCGTTGGCGAGCGTGAAGCGTGCAGCATCGAGCTGTGGTGCGACTTCAACGTCGGCGCGCAGTGCTGGTTCATCGTCGAGCACGTCCACGATGCAGTGGGCGATCGCTTTCACGTCGCGCAGGAAGTCATCGGCTACGACGTCGACACCGACCAGCAGTGCGTGCGCGCATTGTCTGCCCTCGCGGACTTCCTCACGCGCCGCAACGGCCGCCTCGTCACCGCCGAGGACGTCAAGCGCATGCGCATCAAGGCCCCCTGCGACGCCAGCGGCCGCAACCGTGGCGTCGTCGCCTCGCACGCGTCGGTGCTCACGTCGCACGGCTTTCGCCCGCTGTACCCGACGAGCAACCCCGACGTCGAAGACCGCGTCTTCTCGTTGAACCTCGCCTTCGCCAAGCGACCGCTGTCGCTCACCATCGACGAGAAGCGGTGCCCATTCCTCGCGCGCGCCGTCACACAGCAGGGCCGCGACAAGGCGGGCGCTCCGAAGAAGGAGAAGGACCCGAAGAACGACCTGAGCGGCCCGAACGACGCCATCGGCTACGGCGTCTGGTGGTGGACGCCGACGTTTCGCTACCGGCCCAACGTGGCCGAGCAACCGAAAGCAAACCGCCCTGAAATCGACGACGACGTCTTGAGGTGACCCGTGGACCTGTTCGCCCCGCAAACGCCCGCCCTGCTCGCTCTGGTTCGCGCCGGCGCCAACCGCAGCACCTCGATTGCTGAGCTGTGGCCGTCGACGACGGTCAAGGACCTGTTCGCTGCGGACTCGCGCCTGCGTCCGCCTGGACACGCTGCGGACTCGCGGGCGTTCGCCATCCGGTACCTCGGCAATCAGAAGGCCGTCATCAACGCCGAACTGCGCCGCCGGTACCCGCTGAGCGCGCAGTACATGCCCAACGCGCCGCTGCCCTACATCCGGCAGTGGGCACGCAAGGACGCCGGCTGCTACCAGCAAGAGCCGCAGCGTTTCCTCGTCGACCGGCAGCGCAAGCCCATCGAGGACCCGACGCTGACGAAGGCGTACGACGCTCTCGTCGAAGCGAGCCGCATCAGCGAAGTGGCGCCCGAGGCCGAGCGTCGCGCGCGCACCGGCATCAAGGCTGCCGTCGTGCATGTCGGCTACCTGCCGCCCATCGGCGACGAAGATGGGCGCCCACTGCTGCGCCACTACTGGCCGCACGACGTCGTCGTCATCTGCCACCCGAGCTATCCGGGCGAGGATGAGGCCGTCATCTTCTGTGCGCTCCGACAGGCCGCTGAGAACGACAGCGACCCGCGATGGCTGTGCTTCAAACGCGACTTCACCGAGGACGCCGGCATCGTCACGTCGTGGGGCGCGTGGCAGACCGCGATGTGGGCCGGCGACGACGACGGCATTGCGTGGGAGGAGTACGCCGGCGACCTCCTGCCCGTCGTCGCTCTGCGTCTTGAGCCGCCCGACGGTGGGTACTGGCCCGCGTGCGAGGCCGACAGCTACGCCGTGGCCGACCAGCTCAACACGAGCCGGTCGAACCTCGAGTACGTCGCCGACCTGCAAGGCCACAGCAACCGCTTCGTCGCCGACGACACGTACGACGAAGTTGAGCAGCCCATCGGGCCCGACAGCATCATCAAGCTGCGCACCGGTGGCTCGACGGGCTTCGTCACCGCAGCGCCCGCGTTCGACGCGCTGCAAAACATCGTCGACGAGAAGCAACGCGCCGTCGGCGTCGCTCGCGGCAACGACCCCAACGAGTACACCGACAAGCCCGGCCCAGCAGAAAGCGGCATTGCGCGCCTGGTGGCGAAGTTCCCGCATGAGCTCACGCTGCGCGAAGCACGCGAAGCCATGCGCCGCTTCGATGAGCGCTTGTGCCGCGTGCTGATCGACGTCGCCGACAACTTCGACCCGGTGGTGCCGAAGTTCGGGCCCGACGTTCGCCCTCGCACCGAGCTTGCCCCGTCCGTCGTCTTCGAAGACCCCACGGCCAAGCAGCAGCGCGCGCTGACGGACCTGCAGGAAGGCATCATCAGCCCCGCCGAGTACGCCGTCGAGGTCGGCCGGCACGCCAGCGTCGCGAAGGCCGTCGAGGCTGGTTTCTCCGACGTCGCCCGCATGCGCGCATCACCTGCAGCGCCGTTGCAGCCCTCGCCCGCTGAGGCGTTGGCCAGCGCGCTGATGACGCCGCCCGAGGTGCCCGATGCCGCAGGGGAGTGAGCAGGCCGACGAGGCCATCGCGCGCCTGAAGCAGGTGCTCTCCGCCGCCGAGCGCGAGGTGCAGCGCCTGCTTCGGCGCCTGGACACACAACCGGGGTCGTCGAGGCTGGCGAGCGACGTACTGTCGCTGCAGAACAACCGCGCCGTCGTGCAGCAGGTGCGCCGCGCCATCAGCGAGGTGCGGCAGCAGGTACTCGAGCTGGGCGCCAACGCTGCCGCCGCTGCCGCGATGGCCAGTGCCACGCCGCAGATGACGTTCGCACCGCAGACGGCAACGCTGCTGCGCGTCATCGTCGATGACCGCATGCGCGAGCTGTCCGAGATGTTCGCCGCCGCCGACGAAGCAGTCGCCCGCGCTGCACGCATCACGCTGGCCACGAGCGCCGACGTGACGGGCCTCGTCGACGAGGTCGCGCGTGTGTTCGGGTCGACCCGTGCGCAGGCCGCGAGCGCCGTCGACAGCATGGCAATGGCCGCGGGCCGACAGATAACGCTGCTCGACAGCGAGATGGCCGCACGCGCGAACGGCGTCGACATCGTGTACGGCTACGGCGGCCCCATCGACAGCATGGCGCGGCCCTTCTGCCGTGAGCACCACACGCGCCTGACGGGGCAGGTCTACACGCTCGATGCGCTCAACCGCCTCGACAACGGAGCGCATCAGCCGAAGCCCGTGAGCGTCTACCTTGGCGGGTACAACTGCCGGCACAACCTCCAGCCGATGACCCGCGACGAGGCCGTCGCCCGCGGGCTGAAGGTGATTGAGTGACCATCACGAAGTCGCCCCCGCCGCCCGCGTTCGTCGTCGACACCGCTGCCGTCGCCGAGCTGTTGGCAGCGCTCGTCATCGGCCACATCCGCGAGCGCTGCGAAGCGGGCCTCGACATCCACGACAAGCCCTTCGCGAAGTACTCCGACAGCTACCTGCGCACGCTGCAGAAGCTCGGGCGCTCGGCGTCGCCCGTCGACATGCTGCTGAGCGGCGGCATGCTCGGCTCGGTCAAGGTCGTCGAGCGCAGCGACAACGGCGTGGTCATCGGCCTTGGCACCGGCACAAGCCGCGTGGTGCGTCCGCCGGCACAGAAGCGTCGTCGTCAGAAGGCGAAGAAGCTCGGCCGGGGGCCTGCGCACAACCTGCTCGGGCAGTGGCACCAGGACGGCGCCGGTGACAACCCCGCGCGTGAGTGGTTCGGCGTGAGCCCTCGCGGTGATGCCGCCATCCGTCGGCAGATGGTGAAGCGCAAGCCTCGGCTCAAGGCTCGCTGATTCTCTCGACGCGGTGCGCGCATTTCTGCGCGTAGCGGCCTGACGACGTCGTCGGCCGATACAATTCCGCGCATGGACCAAGACGCCATCAACGCGTTCATCGCGAAGCTCGACGCCCTCGACCCTGCTCTCGCTGAAGAGGCGACGACGCTGTTTTCCGGGCTGCTGCAGGAAATCGCGACCTTCGAGGAAGCCGCCTCTGGCGATGCCGCCCCGGTGGCCGCGTGAGCGACGCCCCCATGTCCACCCCAGCCGTTGCGCCTGTGGCGCCCGCTGCTGCGTCTCCGGCAGCTGAGCCGGCCGCTACCCCTCCCGCCGCGCCAGCGAAGCCCTCCGGGGCTGCTGCTGCGTTGGTCAGCATCACCGCTGCGCGCGCTGAGGCGAAGGCCAAGCGCGAAGCAGACGCTGCCGCGAAGGCCAAGCCTGCCGATGCGCCAGGTACGCCGGCCGCCCCGGTCATCCCGCCCGAGCTGCAAACCGCCGCAGACCGCTGGAAAGCCCACGAGAAGGCCGAAACGGCGCGCATCGCTGCCGAAGCTGCCGACCTCGACGACGCCGACAAGGCGCTCATCGACGGAGAGCCCGACATCGCCCGCAAGGCCGCGCTGCTCGCGCGCTTCAAGCGTGACGCTGCTGCGTCGGCCGCAAGGCCGCCGAAGGTCGTCGCCACGCCGAAGCCCGCAGGCGGGCCGCCGTCGTCGAGTGCCATCGACTTCGCTGCTGCGCTCACCGACCCAAAGGCCATGGCCGACGCCAAAGCGCGCGACCCGAACGGCCTGACCAAGTTCATCTCCGGTCTGCTCACAGGCAGCCCGCGCAAGTCCTCGCTCGGCTGAGTGAGACCATGTCGTCGTCGACGACGTGCAGGTAGCAAATGACCGTCACCAACGTTGCGGCAGTCCAGTCGCACCTCATGACCGAGATTCTTGGCAACGTCCTTGCGCCGCTGTTCCGCAAGTACGTGATGCTGCCGTTCCTCAACCGCAGCAACATCGACGGCGACGCTTCGCTTAAGCGCAGCATCCCCCGGCAAGACGCCATCCCTGCCGCGTACCCCGACATCGAAGGCGCGGCGCCTGGCGACTCGGCGCAGATGCCGTACCTGTCGCCCATCGAGCTGACCCCGGTCGGCTACGTGCAGCTCATCGAACTCACCATCAAGGCCATCCGCCGTCGCGTGCCTGGTGCGACCCGTGACCAGGTCATCGCGCTCATCGCGAGCGGCTCGCCCGAGTCGCTGCCCATCATCGCGGATGCGGTGACTTTGTCGCTCGATGCGCACCTGCGCGCCGCTGAGGCTGCCATCGGCGCCCTCGCCAGCGGCATCTCGCGCACCAGCGGCACCACCAACCAGACGCTCAGTGTCGCGACCATCCTCGATGCGCAGACGAAGCTGCTCAACGGCGACACCACGTCGACCGTCAGCGGCAAGCCTGCACACGAGGAAATGGTGCTCATCGCCGACGAAATCGGCGTGGGTCACATCCGCGCGCAGCTCGCCAGCGGCACGGGCGCCGCCCTCGCGGGCCTGTGGGCGAACCCGCAGACCGACCTGAGCATCTTCAACCTCCCGCCTGACACGAGCCGCACCGGCCTCCGTGGCGGCATCGCCGGCACCGCCATCTACGCCGCAGACAGCGTCGCGATGGTCACCGACGCAACCGACATCAACGGCATGCTCATCCTCGTCGGCCGCGGCGAGACTGGCGCGCCCGGCTCACAGCGCGGCTTCGCTGAGTTCTGCGAGGGACACGCGCCATCGGTCGAGTTCCAGCGCGACGCGCGCAGCGACATCCTCTCCGTGCCCTCACGCTGGGAGTGGGTCGTCGGCGAGCACACCGACCTGCACGCCGTGCGCGTGCTCTACCGCAAGACCTGACCAACACGGCGCCGTCGACGACGACGGCGCCCTTTCCTCGTGGACATCCGCATGCAGCGCGCCAACCCTCGTACCGGTCGCATTCTCAAGTTCCTGTGCCTCCTTAACGAGGGCGTCCGCGAGGTGCGCGACCTTGGGTACACCCGCGACGGCACGCCGACCGGGCAGCGCCAGGCCATCGAGCGGATGCTCGAGAAGGTCAGCGTCATCAACGGCAAGAAGGTGCAGACCTTCCTGCTTTGTGAGGCTCCTGACGCCGAGTGGAGCGACCAGGACCCGCTCGACAAGAAGCTGCGCACGCAAGACGGCGAGTGGCAGATGCCGAGCCCTGCGTGGATGTCCATCCGCGCGGCCAAAATCGCTGAGCAGAAGGCACTGGCCGATGAGGCCAGCAACCGCGCCCTTGAGCTGGCGACCAACAGCCTTGCCACTCAGCTGGGTGGCCTCATGAAGCAGGCGACGGCGTCGACCGCTGCGCCCATCAAAGGTGCCCGATGAACAAGCGCGACCTCGACCCGGACCTGCTGGCCCGGCGCATCAAGAATTCCAACCCGTCGATGTCCTCGGAGTCGGCGCGCCGCATCGCTGAAGAGTCTGCCCGCCGCGTCGACCGCGAACAGCGTGAGCAGAAGAAGGGCAACAAATGACCGCAGGAAACAACCTCGGAGCCTTCGTCGCCGAGTTCGCCGCACAGGTTCGCGACAACACCGGCATCACCATCACCGTCGCCGCCGCTGGCACCCCGCAGCGCCTGCAGGGCGCGCTCTTCGTTCAGGCGAAGAACACGCTGCCGGGCGCGTTCGTGTGGGCACCGGCAACCGGTGAGCTCACCATCACCACGCCGATGGCCGCAGGCGTCTACGACATCGAGTTCGTGCCTGGTGACACCCAGGGCACCAACGCCGGCGTCAAGATTCTGCGCATCGGGAAGAACGGCACCGGCGTCGGCGCCATCTCGCGTGACCTCGAGCCCGCCACTGCGGCCCGCTCCTCGATGGCCAGCGCCGTCGCTGCAGGCGTCTCGCTGGCTGTCGGCGACAAGGTGAGCGTGCTCGTTGACGTCGGCACCAGCGGCCACGTCGTCGCTGTGCGTGACGGCACGCTGCGCCTGCGTCGCGTTGGCTGAAGACCTCCCCGCGAGCGTGAGCCGCGGGCGTTTGCTCTGGATGACTGAGGCACAACGTGAACGTCCTGCGCGCCACAGCGGCGGTCATCCAGAGCTACCCGAGCGTCGACGTCGGCGCTCGTCGTCTGCTGCCTCCTGTTGGGCCTGAGTTCCGCGCTGCTTCGTCCGCTGCGCCGACGTGGCCCGATGAGGACACCGGGTGGTCATCGGCCACCGTGGACAGCCTGAGCATCGCGGTCACCGCGCTCGCCGAAGAAGGCGCCGCCGAGCTTGCCTTCGCTTCAACCGCAAGCGTCGTTGTCGGACGCAGCTACCTCCTCGTCGACACCGCGACCACGTTCGTTGTCGCCGTCAAGGCCAAGGACGCAACCCGCGTCTACCTTGAAGCCCCACTGCCGGCCGATGTGAGCGCTTCGGCGCTGCTCGTTGGCTGGGCCGTCACGGCGACGCTGACAACGGCGCAGACCGACGATGTTGGCCCTGGCATCGTCCAGTTTCGCGCGACCGTCGGCGGCGTGCTCGTGTCGTGGACCGAGGCTTTCCGCGTCGTGCGCCGACACGCGGTCATCCCGCTGACGCCGTCACAGCTGGTCGAGGCGTACCCCGAAATCAAGAGCCTGCACTCGCGGCAGGACATCAACCTTCACGGCGTCGTCAAAGCCGCGTGGGAACACATCGTGCTTCCGCGTGTGCTGCGTCGAAACACGTGGCCCGAGGACATCGTCGACGCCGAGCCGCTGCGCCCGCTGCTGGCCATCGCCTGCATGTTGCACGTCGCGCGCATGCGTCGCGAAGTCGACGCGGCCGCGTACGCCGAGCGCTGGCAGGAAGAGTTCGACCGCCTGCTCGACAACACCGTGGCGCGCCTCGACTGGCACGTCGAGCCGCAGACGACGGCGTCCATCCCCCTTGAACCAAGCGCCGACCAGCGCCGCGCGCGCCACTCGTTTGGGCGCCGATAGCACCACTCCCACGAGGTCACTGTGAGCAACGACGCCATCCTCTTCCGCGAAGCCTTCGAGTCTTTCGACCCGACTGCGCCAGGCACGCGCTGGTCACTGACGCGCGACCCGGGCGACCTTGTCTTCGTCGACGGCAACACTGCTGGCGCGAGCTACCTCGTCATCAGCAAGAGCCCGCTGGCCGCAGGAACGCAGACCGAGGTTGAGACGACGTCGTTCTTCGATATCCCTGTCGATATCGCTGTTGGCCTGTCGATGTCCCAAAACACGCTAGGGCAAGAGCTGAGCGTCGAGCTTATCGACCCTGACGCGCCGCTCGCCGACGTCGACGATATCGACATCGCAAGCATCTCGCAGACGACGACAACGCTCACCATCGACACCGTGCTCCCCCACCGCCTCGTCGTCGGAAAGGCTGTCGGCGTCTTCGGGTGCTCGGACTCCCGCGCCAACTACCCAGCACTCGTCGTCGCATCGATCCCGACGCCGACGCAGTTCACCTGCACCGCAGGCCCGGGCGGCACGATCCCCTCGCTGACCATCACCAACCCAGCCGGCGCCAAGGGCAGGGTCTTCTTCCGTGAGCGCTTTGGACGCGCGAAGAACGGCGTCGCACAGATCTTCGAAAACGCGTCAGCGACGCAGGCGTCGCTGTACGTGCGCAGCGAAGCCGGTAACTCGCTGCCGAGCGGTGCCATCGCCGGACAGCATAGCGTAACCGTCGGCACCCGCGCGTCGGTGCAGCCCGTCAGCCTCAAGGACACGTTCGTTTTCTCGCCGTCGACAGAATATCGCTTCATCGTGTCCGCCGACCGCGTGCAGTGGTCAGACGCCCCCGTCGACACCTCGGCACAAGCATCGAGCCGCCTGGTGCGCTCGCAGATCGCGCCGTCGAAGTCATCGCGCTACCGCCTGCGCTTCCGCGCGAACAACAGCAAGTCGCTGACGGTACCCGCAGCGCAAATCGTTAGTGCCGCGAAGACGGGCACGACGACGGCGACGTTCATCACCGCTGACCCGCATGGACTTGCGCTGGGTGACCTCGTCACCATCTACGGCGTCCGCAACCAGACGGACTTTCCCAACGTCACAGCAGCGACTGCGGTCGCCAGCATCGTCAACGCCAACACCTTCACGGTTGTCGTGGGCGCCACCACGCCGACCATCACCAGCTATGGCGGCTATGTCGCGCGCGTCGACGGCGGCAACCTTCCGTCGGCCCTCGGCGCCAACGTCGTCGTCGCGCAGTCGGCTGTGCTCGTGACCCGCGTCGACGGCACCCGCGAACTCACGCTCACCGGCAACGCAAGCTGGTCGAGCCTGAGCATTGGCGACATGGTCGAGGTGGTTGGTCTGCGTGTCGACGGCACCGGCGCACCTGTTGGTGTCGACGGCGCGTGGAAGGTGGCGAACGTCAACGCTGCGGCGTTGGCGCTCGTGCTTCCGTTCAATGGTCAACGCAGCGTCATTGCTGACTTCGGCAGCGTGAACTGTGGTGGCGCCGTCATCAAGCGCACCTGCACGCGCATCTCGTTCGTTCGCGTTGTCGACATGTCGCAGCGTGTGGAGCTGACCCCGCGCCCGTCGGGCGACAGTGCTGCAGCCGTGCCGACGACCATACAGAACACTGTGGCGACGACGCTGGCGTCGACGGCTGTGGCCGGCACCGTCGCCAACGACGGCGTCGCCGGCAACCCTGTGACCACTGGCGGCGTCGCGCGAAGCGCAAACCCGACTGCGGTCAACGCCGCTGGCGACGCGGTCAACGACCTCGCGACGATGATTGGCGTCAAAGTCACCAAGCCTTACGCGATCCCTGAGGCCGAGTGGGCGAACACTCTCGCGCTGACCACGACGGCCGACGTCGCCGTGCAGACAGCGGCGGGCCTCGGCCTTAAGCGCCATCTGACGATGATCGAGATGACCAACACCGGCGCATCCGCCGTCGACGTCATCGTCAAGGACGGCACCACGGTCCGTCTGCAGTTCACGATGCTGCCTACTTCGAGCCGCTACGTCCCGTTGCCAACAGGCATCCCGACGACGGCGAACACCGCTCTCAACGTCGCGCTGTCAGCAGCCGGCACCGTGAGAGTCAACGCGCTCGGTTACACCGCGCCCTGAACAACGAGGAGACGACATGGCACCGCTCACCTTCACTGTTATCGAAATCACCCCCTACGACGGCTACGCAAACATTCGCGTGCAGCTCGGCAGCTCGGACCCGCAGCAGGTCACGTGCGGCGACGTCTTCGGCTTCATGTGCAGCCCCGAGATCGCGGCGCTCAACAGCGTCAACAGCCCTCTCGTGCTCTCCGCCTGAACAACTGCTGCGCACGTCTCACGGCGTGCGCGGCTCGGTGACTCCATGACCCGCGCACACGTCTGCTACCCCGGTGGTGCATCGCACGTCGCCACGCTCGCTGGTGCAGACGCTGCGTTGTCGAGCCTCGTCGACTTCGCTGGCGTGTCGGGCGTCTCTGCCGGTGGCCTCGTCGCCATCACACGGGCCTTCGGCGTCGCCGCTGCGCGCACGCAAGCGCTCATCGAGGACATGCTGCAGGACAGCCGCGTCCTCGACATCAGCCCGTTCCGCATGGGCGACGGCGGGCTCTGCGCGTGGGAGGTCATCCCGAAGGCCATCGACAAGCTGCTGGGCGCTGGCCGCACCTTCCGCGAATCGCACACGCCGCTGTGCATCGTCGCGACGAACCTCGACACCGGCGGCCCGCGTTACCTGTCGTCGTGGCTGACGCCCGAAGTCAAAGTGCGCGAGGCAGCACGTGCAACGTCGGCCATCCCCGGCATCGCTCCGACCGTGGCCATTCCGTCGCTCGGCACCTCGCTGTCGCCCGACATCCGCCTGCATTCCGACGGCGGCATCACCGACAACACCTGCGACGACGTCTTCGACGACGAGGAAGCCCCGCGCATCGCGCTGCGCCTCAAGGGCGGCAACGACCTCGTGCGCGTGCGCCACGGCGACAACATCGGCCAAGCCTTCGCCGTGTTCCGCGCGGCGACATGGGCGGCGTCGCGGCTGAAGAGCACGCGCAAGGACGGCCTCGTCATCGACCTGCCCGCACTTGGCAGTGGCTTCAACTTTGACCTCACCGTCGACGAGATTCGTGCTCGTTGGCGCGCTGGCTACGACGCTGTCATGTCCCGCTCGAACGACATCGCGGCGCTGAAGGTGCACACATGAACCGCTTGTTCTCCATCGTCGTCACTCTCCTCATGGCTGCCTCGTCGAAGGCTGGCGCCGTCGGCGCTGGTGCAACTGGTGTGCTGCTCACGTCGGCGTCGCTCGCTGGCCAGCTGCCGGCGTTGCCGGGCGCTCCTGAGTGGGTGTCACCCGTGCTGTACGGCGTGGCGCCTGCTGCGGCGTGGCTGTTCGTGCGCATCGCGGGAGCCTTCGCCGCCGTCGGGGCGAGCATCAGCAAGAGCAGCCGCGCGCGAGCTCTGGCGCTTGAGGCGATGCCCAAGGCTGACCGCCCGAAGAACGCGGAGGCCATCATCTTCCGGCTGCACGAGCGCGCCGACAAAGGCGAAGCCGTCGCCGCCGGCCTCGAGGCGCTGCGCAACCCGCCCAAGACGAACCCGTGAGCTGGTGGCTCATCACCTACGCGAGCAAGCGCACGAGGCGCGTGCTCGCTCCCTCTGAGGCGGTCGCCCGCGTGGTCGCCGTCGTCGCCAACGAAGCAGTCATCGAGGTGCAGCCGTGGAAGTCCTGAGACAAGCAGACCCGCGATGGGCGAAGAAGAAGCTCGGCACCTCGACGACGTCCATCGCCGCCGCTGGCTGCCTCGCCACCTGCTACGCGCAGGCGTTGCGCTCCCTTGGCGTCGACGCCGAGGCCACGCCGTCAGAGGTCGTCGATGTCGGCAACGCCACCAAGGGCGCATTCCTGCGAGCGTCCATTGTGCAGCCGGTGCTGGCGAAGGCCCTCGGCATCGCGGCCAGTGACCCAGTCGCATCGGTGCAGGGCGCGCAGGCCGTCCGCGCCCATATCGTCGCAGGCCTCGCCGACGGCGTGGCCATCCTGCACGTCGACCACGACAGCGACCGCGCAGGCGGCGACATCGACGGCGACCACTTCGTGCTGGCCATCGGCATCGCTGACGACCTCATCACGTACTGCGACCCAGCGACGGGCGGCCTCGGCTCCCTCGACCTGCGGACGATGTCCGGCATGGCCGCGTGGGGCAAACCGCTCCGCCGCTACGAGGTGCGCAGTGCGCGTGCCCTTGTGAGGGCCGCGTGACCCTCGCTGCTGTGCGCAAAGCGCTGACCGGCATCGTGCGCGGCACCACCGGGCTCACGACCGTGCGCGGCCTTCCTGCGTCGTTCTCGGCGGCACCCGAGACGGGCGACCGCGACCGCCCAGGGGACGCGCGGCGCTTCTACTTCGTGGTCGACGCGATGGCTGGCCGTGGGCCGTACACGCCCGGCGCTGTGAGCAACCGGCGCGTGGACACGCTGCGCCTCGTCGTGTCGTACCCGGCCGACGTTGAAGACGCCGCCCTCGAGGACGCCATCAGCGCCGACTACGACGCCCTCACAGCCCGTCTGCTGGACTCGGCACTCTGGGCCGGCACGCCCATCGTCGACGTCACCGCTTACGGCCCTGACCTCTTGCCCGCTGCCATCGAAGCCGACGGCAGCGGCGTGACCCTCACCATCACCTTGACTGTGGAGCACATCCGATGACGTCTCTCCTGCGATTCCTCGACGTGCAGTGCGGCCTGCACAGCAGCGTCAACGACTTCACCACGATGCCGACGCTGACGCGGCGCCTTCAGGTTGTCGGCGGTGGCGAAACGCTCATGCCGCGCAAGCTGCAGGACATCTCGCGCAACGACATCGCGGCGCTCGACGGTCGCGGCTTCACGCACCTGTATGGGCCGCTCGACCTCGCCGACGTCGTGCCGGTGCTCGAGTGGAAGGGCGTCAACAACAACACGGGCGCCGCCGTCGCTGGCGCTGCGTGGCACGACAAGCTCGAGCAGGGCGAGCTGATGACGTCGATGATGGGTGCCCTGCCCGTCACGACCACGGGCGCTGTGCCGACCGTCGCCGCCTCGGGTCACTCGACGACCACGCTGGTATTCGTGGGCACCGCCCCGGTTGTCGGTGAGATGGTCCTGTTTCAGACCTCGCTCGGGCCGCGCATCCGCGTCGTCGTCAGCGTCGCGTCGCTCACGGCGACGTTTGACCGCGCGTATACCGGCACGCCGACGGCGTCGTCGAACATCATCCGTGCCTGCCGTTGGGATTGGGCGCCTGGTATCGCGACCCACACACACGTGGGCTTTCGCGCCGAGCTGCCCGATGTGCAGGCTGATTTCGTCGGCTGCGCCCCGGTGTCGATGGCCCTCGCGGTGCCGACCTCGGGCCGCCTGACGTCGACGTTCACGTTCTCGCCGACCGACGTCGACGGCTTCAAGGCCACCGCGTCGCCGACGACGACGTTCCCCGCCGCAGGCAACCCGCTCGTCGGCATCAACGCTGAGCTGTTCATCGGCTCCGAAGCGTTCGTCGTCGACAGCCTTTCGTTGAACATCGCCACGGGCAACGAGCCGCGCACAACGCCGTCGTCGAAGAACGGTCGCCTCGGCGGCATCGCAGCCGACAAGCGCGGCGGGCTCACGCTCACGGCGAGCATCCGCAACGAACCGCAGGCGCGTGGCGGCATCGAGCGCAACACCGGCACCGAGACGCTGCGCACCATCATGGGCGACACCCTCGGCGCGATGGCTGTGAGCGCTGAGCGCGATGTGCTGCTCGTCATCGGTCGCGCTGCTGGCGCCGCGATGGCTGTCCGCCTGCCGAACGCCGCGCTGTCGTCGGCAACGGCCGCTGTCGGCAGCGTCGCCGGCGTCAACCTCACCTTCACCGCGACGCGCAACGCGTCGCTGGGGCTCTTCTGATGCTCGTCGTCCTCCCCGGCTCCGTCGGGCCGCGTCGTCGCCTCGTCGACGTGCTCCGCGAACAACACAACGACCGCGTCGAGGCATGGAAGCTCGACGTGGCCTTCCGTGAGAAGCACGGCATCCCGTCGACGCCAGACATCGACTGGGCCGAGGAGCGCCGGCGTGCGGCTGCCATCACCGTGGCCGTCGAACGGGAAGACCCGGCGCTCGTGCGCCTGGGGGCAACCGCTGCGCTCACCGCGATGTCGCCGGCGCCGCAGGACCCCGGCGAGTTCGTCGAGCCTGAAGGCCTCGGCGACGTGCACATCAAGCCGCGCTTCGTGTCGGCCCGCGAGATGCGTGAGCTGCGCACGGCGTGGGCACAGGCGTTGAGCGCTGGTGACCGTGAGGCCGTCGAGCTGGCCGAGAACGCCATCATCGGCGACTGCGTCGATGTCATCGAGGGGCTTGAGTACTCCGACGGCATCGAGGTCGACCCGGACGTGTTCGAGTACGACGCCTTCCGCGCGGCGGGCCTGACGCCGTGGCTGCTTGTTGCTGCACTCTACCTGCAGGGGCTTCCCTCGGGAAAAGCGTGGCGCTCTGGCGTGCGTCTGCCGACGACCTGAGCGCCTTCGTCTGCGAGCGATGCCCGCGGAATCGGCAGCGGAACCTTGGGTGCCACGGTGGCGCCGCGTCGACCTACTACGCCGACCGGCGCGAGGAGTCCGACACGTGCCCACGTCGTCACCTGCGACGCAACCCGGACCTCGGGCCGGTGTTCGACCTGTGGCGCCTGTACGGCGGCGTGCCCTCCGACGGCGTCGCCACCCTCGACGCATTGACACCCGCGGCCCTTGAGGCGCTGTGGGTCATGGACAGCGCGGTCGCATACCGCCGTGAGCAAGAAGAAGCCGCTGCCGTCGCGAAAGCCGAAGCGGCAGCAGCAGCGAGGCAACAACGATGACGACGGACATGCGTTACGGAATCGCCATCGACGCCGCGCAGGCGAACACCGAGCTGCAGCGCATCCGCACCGAGGTGACCACGCTCGCAGGGCAGGAAAACGCCCTCGCGAAGGCGACGGACACCGCGACGGCGGCGCTGACGAAGCAGGGCGCGGCCGCTGCGGCGACGTCGCCGAAGGTCGAGACGTTTCAGCAGCGCGTTGCGAAGCTGCCCGACCTACTGGGCAAGCAAGCGGCGGCCATCTCGCTCGTGTCGTCGTCGCTGGAAGGCATGGGCGGACAGGTCGGCAAAGCCGTCGCGGGCGCTGGCCAGATTGCGGCGGCGTACGGTGCTGGTGGCCCGTTCGCTGCGGCGCTCGTCGGCGGCATCGCTGTCGTCGACAGGCTCACTCAGTACTGGAAGGAGCTGAACGACGAGGAGGACCGCAACATCAAGCTCAAGTTCGCGGGCGTCGACGCGGCCAAGAGCAAGACCGACGCACTGAGGGCTGAGGTCGCCGAGCTGCGCAAGCAGGCGGACCCTGAGCAGGCGCGCGCCGACTCGCGCAAGGCCATCGCCGACGAGCTGCGCACGCTCGAAATCACACGCGACCAGCTGCGGCGCCGCGCGGAAATCGTTGGCACGACGAAGGAGCAGGCGGCGATGGCGCGCGCCGAGTCCGGGCTGCTCGAAGAACAGCGCAAGCTGCTCATGGAGAAGCTCACGCTGATGGCGCAAATCCGCGACAGCCAGCGCAGCACGACGTCGTCGCGAGGCGGCGCGGCCCCCGAAGCGGTCGGCGACACCGCCGATGGCATGGCCGCCATCGACCTGAGTGCACGACGTGCAGCGAAGCGCAAGCGAGCGTGGGCCGCAGCCGACGAGGCCGCCTCGAGCGAGCAGCGCGCTCGCGACGAGAGCGACGCGGCGAGTCAGCTGCAAATACAGGAGGACCTCGCCGCCGCACGCGAGAAGCAACGCCGCATTGAAGAAGCAAGCGATGACCACTCGTACCAGGTCCGCGAACGCCGTACGCAGGAGTTCTACGGCGCAATCTCCGGCTACGCGCAGCAGAGCGCCAGCATCATCGCCGGCGCTTCAACGCAGCTCATTGCCGACCTCATCAGCGGGCAGGAACATGCGCTCGAGCGCTTCGGCATCAGCGTCATGGCGCAGGCAGGGCAGGCGCTCATTGGATACGGAGTCCAAGCCATCGGCCGTGGCGTTCTCGAGCTGAGCAGCCCACTGACAGCCGCGCTGGCACCAGCATCATTCGGCGCTGGTGCCTTGCTCATCGGCGCAGGCGTCGGCTTTGGCGGGGCCGCTGGTGGCATCGGGGCGCTCATGGGCGGTGACTCCGGTGGTTCGGCGCGGGGTGCGTCTCCGCGCACGTCCACGGGCAACACAGGCGCTCAGGCTGGGCCGACGCAAATCACCGTCGTCTACGCCCCGTCCCGTGACGAGGGCGCCGCTGCGGTTGCACTCGCCGGAAAAAACGCCGAGCGCCGTGGCCTCATGAACAACAGGACGCGCTGATGTACCCACTGCTTCGTCGAGCCCTCACCATCACGTCGTCGAACAACGTCA